CGAGTAACCCATATGAGAAATCCGAAACTCGTGATACTAGTCTTTCGGCTAGTAGCCCGACTGGACCCACTTATGGGCAGTCTCCCGAAGTAAAACGAAAAGGTTTTGGCTTCTAGAGGGGCGAAGGAACGGTGTGAGACATAAATATATCCTTTAATCTATCCAATAACCGTTAACTAATTAACGTCGGTCATCATCGACTCCAAAAGGAGAAAGATAATGCCACAATTGTATGTGGAAAAGAACCAACAGGAATTAGTGAAACGTATAATGTGTTGCAAGTTCTCAAGGCAGCAGGCTAGCCAAATGGTTAACCGTCTGTTGTTTTGGGAGCGTCACCATGGAATTAAGTGGGTCGTTTCTCGCTTAAAGTCATTTCAGCAATCTCTGCTTGGGAAAGAAACGCCTGAGTTGAGAAAGCACCGGGATGGCACTTTCTTTGGTGATTTTCGTCCGTTATCGAGACATGCTAGACAATCTCGCAAAGGTTTGATAAACTCATTACGGGTTTGTCGCCTCTATGGTTTGTTTGAGGCTCAGCCTCCAGGACCCAAAGAATATAGGGCTTTTGGAGATCTGATTGGGCAAAAGACGAATCATGAATTACTCGTCCCATTATCGATAACACCTGAAGACATGTGGTTGGCGGCTCAGGCCCAAAAGGCTTGTGGCTTTTCAACTCATTATCCTTCAGATTGTACGAGGGCTCCGACCTGCGAATTGACGACGAAACCTACTAGAGATTTCACATTTCTGGACCATGGTTTAACGTTCGCACGTTACCCAAATCTTGTTTATAGCCATTATGATTTCTTTGAAAGGCTATTTCGCATCCAGTCCAAGGATTTCTTCGAAAGAAGAATTTCTGAACGAGATACTGATATTGTGGGCAAGGTGGTAGGTCTTACCAAAGATCGGGGAATGAAGGTTCGCTTTATAGCGAATCCTTTCAGAACCTTACAAACTGCTTTATCCCGCCTTAAAAATGCGACGGAGCTGTTATTAAAGGATCTTCCAGAATCCGCAGTCTTCGATCAGGAAAAAGGTGTACAATGGGTAGCCAAAAAGCTAGAACAAGGTCATAAAGTTTCATCAATTGACCTTTCCTCTTGTACGGATTTCCTTCCTTTAGCGTATCAGCTGGATCTTTTGAACACTCTCTTTCCTCTGTTAAAGGAGGATATTTCTATTTTCGAGAGCATATCTAGATCGTATTGGTTCACACCATCAGGTGAGGAGATCAAGTGGGAAACCGGACAGCCATTAGGCACCGGCCCATCTTTCTCAGCCTTTACTCTTTTCCATTTATTCCTTGTAAGGAGTATTGGAGGAGATGCTTCTAACTTTAGAATTATAGGGGATGACATTGTAATGTCGTCGTCTCCTTTGGTTAGGAGGTATCTAAAGGTGATGGAAGGCTTGAAAGTTCCTATCTCACATCAGAAATCACTTTTTGATAGTGGGGTTGCTGAGTTCGCTGGTAGAGTTATTGATAAATTTGGCAAATTGCCAGTTTATAAAGCTTCACCTACCGATCTTGTTG